GTAAGACAGTTCTAGAAGCCGCATTTAGTGTATTAAATACTTCAGGAAAGTATAGAGAAGATGGAACTTATGAAGGTACTTCCCTAGGTTCTTTTGGGATCGGTAGTAAAATAACTAATTACTTATCACATTGGCTTATTGTTGAAACTTTTAGAGATGGACAATATGAGAGAGTAGATTTTGAAGAAGGTAAATTTAAAAATAGAAAAGTATGCCCTTCAAGTCAAGTTAGTTCTACTCAACATGGAACTATTGTTTCTTGGCAACCTAGTGAGGAATTTTTTACTCATACAGAAGTAGAAATAAATAAAATAAAAGATTTATTTAAAACAATCACTTGTTTATGTCAAGGTCTAACTATTGAATTGCATAATGATAAAGAAATTATCAATTATTACTCTGAAAATGGCTTAAATGATCTTGTTGATGACGCTATAAAAGATAAAGAAATTATTAAAAATAGATTTAATATGAAATTTGAAAATGGTAAAAATAAAATGGATATGATATTAACATATACTTCAAATTATTCTTTATCTTTAATTCCTTATATCAACACTGGTCTGACAGAAAAAGGACCTCATATTACTCAAGTTAAAACTATATTAACAAGAGAAATGAATAAATTTTTTAAAGAAAAGAAATGGTTAAAATCTACTGATGAGAATCTAACAGGTGAGGATATGCAAGAGGGAATGTATATTGTATTTAATATTACCGCTCCTAATATTGCATATGATGCTCAGGTTAAATCAACAGTAACAAAAATAGATATGACCCCTTTTACTCAAGCTCTTGCAGATAATCTTCAGTATTGGTTTAAAAATAATGAAAAAGAAATAAAAATAATTGCAGATAAAGCTATTGCCGCACGTAAGGCAAGAGAGGCAGCTAAGAAAGCAAGAGAAAGAGTAAGAGAAACTAATAAGAAAAAAGAAAAAGTGTTAAAATTTGATAGTAAATTAGCTGATTGCAATAGTAAAGATAGGAGTAAATGCGAAATTTATATTACAGAGCGGAGATTCTGCTTCTGGAAATCTTAAAATGGCAAGAGATAATGAATTTCAGGCAATACTTCCTGTTCGAGGTAAACGAAAAAACTTGCCTCTACACTTCTAACCATTTATCAATGGGGTTATATTATGAAATAATATAGCTAACGGGGAAGCCTGACCACGACGATCTGAATGTCAAAACAGATTAGGGTGAAGGTAATCCCGTGTGAATTGTTAATCTAAAATTATAAGTTTGGATAAACTAGGAAAAGAATATGGTGCATCTGGTAGCACTATTGCAGCAATTATTAAAAGAGAAACTTATAAGAATGTAGATTAACTCATGTATCGACTATCCTGGGTGAGACTGGGAGTACATCTACTATTGATACGTAGATGGAAACGGAGTGCTCGATGAAAGATTTGACAAATCTTGAGAGTAAAAGTTAGTCAGGGCGATTAGAAATAATCGAATAACTGAAGATATTAAATGTCCGTAAAGCTAGTCTTGATAAAATTCAAAAAAATGCTGAAATTATGACTATGATTGAAGCATTTGGATTGCAAGTTGATATGAAAACAATGAAATTAACTTATAATAAAGAAGATCTTCGTTATGGGAAGATTATAATCGAGTCTGATGCAGACGTCAGTAACACGGCGTATGAAAGACTTTTCGCTTAATCAAGCGGGTACAATTCTTCACAAGGGCAAATGAGATTTATGTGTCACATATAGATTTCATATTATTGTGAAAGAGAGTTGTGCTAACGGGGAATCCTAAGTCAATAGATATGGAAATCCCGTGGGAAACTAAAAATTAATCCACTCTCTTTTAATTAAAAATTAAAGGAGATATATAAATGATAGGAATTTATAAAATAACTGAAATTAATAACCCTACAATGTTTTATGTGGGTAAAAGTAATAACATAGAAAAAAGATTTAAAGAACATATATATAAAACTTCTAAACAATCAAGAATACCTTTTGATGATTATATTACAGAGAAGGGAAAAGAAGCTTTTAGATATGAAATTTTAGAAGAATGTTCTTTAGAACTACTAAATGAAAAAGAAAAATTTTGGATAGAAAAATTAAATGCCAAACAGTCAGGAAATAAATTTGATGGCGGCTTAAGTAATGTTATCGGTGAACATAATCCTAATGCTAAATTAACTGAAGAAGATGTTAAAAGTATTAGAATTGCTTATAATGAACATAAGAGACAAAAGGATATATATGAACTATACAAGAATAAAATTACTTTTAGTTCTTTCCAAAATGTTTGGCAGGGACGAAGTTGGAGTTATATTATGCCCGAAGTATTTACCACTGAAAATAAAGAATATTATACTCATAAAGCAACTAAAGGACAGGATGGGGCTGGAGCTCGTTTTACAAATGAAGAGGTTATCCAATTAAGACAAAGATATATTAAAGAGACAGCTAAGCAAATATATAAAGATGTATCAGATAAAATTTCTTATCAAGGTCTTCAGGAGATACTTTGGGGACGTAGATACACAGATTTACCTATTTATAAAAAGAAAGAGAAAAAATGGATTAATATTTAGAACCTGTATCGACTATCCCTTATGCCTTTTGGGCGAGGGAGTAGAGCTACTATTGATACGTAGTTCGAAATGGTCTCCTCTCAATAGAGAGTAAAAGATAGTCAGTGCTTGTGGAAACACAAGAATTACACGCGATGGCAGTCATATCAAGAACCTATTCTATACATTTATATGGACATTCTGCCCTCAATTAATACAAGATGGATATGTATATGCGGGATACCCTCCATTATATCAAATTACAGAAGGAAAAGATACTTATGTTTATTTAAAGGATGACGAAGCTTTAAATGAATATGTAAATACACATCAAGGAAAAAAATACGCGGTAAAACATCTTAAGGGATTAGGTGAGATGTCCGAAGACGAGACTCAATTATTAGTAGATCCAGATCAAAGAATTATAAAACAAATAACAGTAGAAGATATAAAAAAGACAGATAAACTTTTTGATGATTTAATGGGAACCGCTATTGTTCCAAGAAAAGAATTTATAAAACAATATTCAAAGGAGGCTACTTATGGAATTTAATGAATTAAAAAATGAATTAAAAACTAACTTTATAGAATATGCGGCGGCCGTTAATGGCGATCGTGCAATACCTGATGCTACATCAGGATTAAAGCCAGTAGCTCGTAGAATATTATGGGGCGCATTTGATGGAGGATATCTATCTTCAAAAGAGTATGCAAAGTGTGCCCGCATAGTTGGAGATGTAATGCGGAAAATGGCATCCCCATGGCGATTCAAGTATCTATGGAGCGTTAGTTAGATTATCTCAGCCTTGGGTTATGAGATATCCACTAATAGATTTTCATGGAAATATGGGAAGTATAGCTGGAGATGGACCTGCTGCTTATCGTTATACAAATGCAAGATTAGCAAAAATATCTGAAGAAGGTATGTTAGCAAACATTAAGAAGAAAAATGTTGATTTTATAGCTAACTATGATGAAAATGATTATGAACCTATTACGTTACCTGCTATTTTTCCTAATTTACTATGCAATCCAAATAGCGGAATTGGTATGTAACAATGCCTGTTACATCTTTACCTGTTCATCACAGGGGTATTTTAATTGACGAGGACAAAATTAATTAAAATGCTAACGGTAAAACCTAAATATATGCGAGGAGATTTGTATATACATGGTAATACCGTGGGAAAATAAATATAATTATCTCCTTAATATAATAATAAAGGAGAAAATGAAATGTTTAATTTAAAAAATTGTCCTAAAGTTGCAGGAATATATAAAATAAATTTTCCTAATAATAAAAGTTATATTGGTCTTAGTAATAATATTTTAAGAAGAATGAATGAACATCTCACTAAGAATCAACAAGTAGTGGATTTGGCTATTAAAAAATATTTTACTAGAGAAACATTAGAATTTGAAATTTTAGAAATTATCCCTAGTAATAATAGACAAGAATTATTAGAAAAAGAATTTTATTATATTCAATTATATGAAACAAATAAAAAAGAAAAAGGATATAATTTAAATGCAGGAGGAAATTTATATGGAATATATAATCCTCAAGCAAAGCTTTCTGAAGAAGATATACAAAATATTTACACTTTATTAGAAGATAATGAATTTCCAATGGCACAAATAGCTCATATGTATAATGTTAATCGTAGAGTTATCGAGGAAATTAATAAAGGAAATAGATATTTACATGAAAATAAAAAATATCCTATTAGAGTAGAAAGAATTTCTCAAGCAGGAGTGCGAAATCCAAATGCTAAATTTTCTCAAGAAGATATAGATAATATTATTTGGGATTTACAAAATACTTTAATAGAATATAAAGACTTAGCTAAAAAATATAATTGTGGAAGTTCTACAATAGGTAATATTTGCAGGGGAACTTCTTATAAACAAGAAAATTTACAGTATCCTTTGAGAAAACGTAATGCAACTTTAAATAATAAACTATATAATAAACAATAATTATATTTATAATCCTGTATCGACTATCCTCGGATCGGAGGAGTAGGGTTACTATTGATACGTAGCTCGAAATGGATGTTGCTAAACTAAAAAGTTTAGTTAAGATATAGTCAGTGCCATTAGAAATAATGGAATAACATGGTTGCGATGGCATGTAACTGGCTCCCTCATAACTTGACCGAGGTTGCCGCATGTATAGAAAGATATATAGACGGAAAGGATTATGAATTACCAGGGCCAGATTTTCCAACTGGCGGAGTTGTTATAAACAAAGATGATATTCCTTTAATTATGCAAACAGGCCATGGAAGTATAAAAGTTAGAGGAAGATATAATATAGAGAAACAAAATATTGTATTTTATGAAATCCCCTATGGAACCTCTATTGAAAGTTTGCTTACTGAAATAGGTATAGTTTGTGATAAAAAAGAAATAGAAGGCATTGAAGATATAAGAGATGAAAGTGGGAAAAAGGGATTAAGATTAGTAATTGAATGTAGCAAAGGTATCAACCCAGAAAATATAGTTATGAAATTATTTTCAAAAACTAACTTGCAAACTTCTATTACATATAATCAAGTTGCTATAGTTGATAAAACTCCTACTGAATTAAATCTTGAGCAATGTTTAAAAATTTATGTTGAGCATAATATTAAGTGCCTAATTGCTGAAATTAATTTTGATTTAGAAAAACTAGAAGCAAGAAAAGAAATTTTAAATGGTTTATTAATTGCTCTTGAGGATATAGATAATATTATAGCTAAAATAAAAGCTAGCGAGAATGCGACAGCCGCAAAAGAAATGCTTAAAAAAGACTACAATATGACAGAAAATCAAGCTAAAGCTGTACTAGATATGAAATTAGCTAAGTTAGCAAAACTAGAAAAAATAGAAATTCAAAAAGAAAAAGATGAAATTATATCAAAAATAGCTGATTTGCATAAAATTTTAATCAGCGAAGATAGACAAAAAACAGAAATTAAAAATAGACTTAATACTATTGCTAGAAAATATGGAGACAAAAGAAGAACTGAATTAATGCAAATTGAAATTCCAAAAGAAGATAAGGAAATAGTAGCTGTAGCTCCAGTAGACTGTGTTGTAGTTATGACTCAAAATGGAGACATAAAAAGAATTCCTAAAACAAATTTTAGAGTGCAAAAAAGGAATGGTAAAGGAGTTAAAAATTTAGATGATGCCTTATTAGGTGTTATCTCTACTAATACTATTGATAATTTAATGTTATTTACTAATAAAGGAAAAATGTATAAATTATTAGTAGATAATATTCCAGAGGGAACAAATGCCTCAAAAGGAGTCCTAATTAATAATTTAATTAATTTAGAGCCTCAAGAAAAAGTAATAGCTATTAGTTCTTTTGAACGAGGTAACGATTCTAAATACGTGGTATTTATTACAAAAAAAGGACAATTTAAAAAGACTCCAATAGAAGAGTACAAATCAATTAAAAAGACAACTGGTATAGTAGCCATTAAACTTAATGAAAATGATTCTATTGCAAACGTTGTATTTATGAATGAAGAAGAATTTATTATTATAACAGAAAAAGGAATGTCTATTCATTTTGAAACAAAAGACATTACTCCTATCGGAAGAAATACAGCCGGAGTAAAGACAATTAAATTAGCTAATGATGATGCTATACTAACTGGATTTCCTATCTCTAAAAATAGTAAATATATTGCTATTGTTACTGAAAGTGGCTTAGGAAAGAGAATTGATTTACAAGATTTACCATTACAAGGACGCACAGGTAAAGGAGTATTGGTATATAAAGACGGAGTCTTAAGAGGAGCGACAACCGTAGAAGATGGAGATAATTTATTGATAATAGGTAAACCTAATAGTATATGTGTTGCGGCAATCGATTTACCAGTGTTGTCAAGAATTGGAATCGGAAATCAACTTATTAAAAATGCTAAAGTGGAAACTGTAATAAAAATATAGGGAGATTAATATCTCCCTATTTTATTTTTTATATTTTTTATGATATAATGATATTAGAAAAAAATAAGGAGAGAAATAGATAATGGAAATAGAAAATAAAATTACAGAGTTAATTAGTTATCTTAATTACCATACTAAATTATATGATGAAGGGCATCCAGAAATAAGTGATTCAGAATGGGATAATAAATATTTTGAATTAGTTAGACTAGAAAATGAATATAAAATATATTATAAAGATAGTCCTACTCAAAGAGTTAGTTATCAAGTAATAAATAAATTAAATAAAGTAACTCATTCACATCCTATGCTATCTCTTGATAAAACTAAATCAATAGACGATGTAAAAGCATTTTTAGGCAAGAAAGAATATATTGTTATGGCTAAAATGGATGGATTAACCTGTTCATTAACTTATGAAAAGGGAAGATTAGTAGCCGCAGAAACAAGAGGAAATGGAATTGTTGGCGAAGATATATTACATAATGCTTTACAAATTAAATCTATTCCTAAAAAAATTGATTTTAAAAGTAGATTAGTAGTTGATGGAGAAGTTATTTGCACTTATAATGACTTTGAACAATTTAAAAATGAATACAAAAATCCAAGAAACTTTGCTAGTGGCTCTATTAGATTATTAGATAGTCAAGAAAGTGCTAGTAGAAATTTAACTTTTATAGCTTGGGATTGTATAGAAGGGTTAGAGAATGAAAATTGCTTAACAACGAAATTATTAGATTTACATCGTCTAGGATTACTTACTGTTCCTTATATAGTTAATGAAGATATTAATATAAGTATAAAAATGATTAAAGAAGAAAGTGAAAAATTATCTTATCCAATAGATGGAGTTGTTTTTAAATATGATAATATAGAAGAATATCAAGCTGCGGGTAAAACAGATCATCACTACAAAGGCGGAATTGCTTTTAAATTTTATGATGAAAGTTATGAAAGTACATTACAAGATATTACTTATGACATAGGGAGAACTGGACAATTAACTCCAGTTGCTGTATTTGATACAATAGACATAGATGGAACAGAAGTATCACGAGCTAGTTTACATAATATCAGTGTCTTAGAAGATACTTTACATGGACCAGGATGGATTGGTCAAAAAGTGCAAATAGCTAAAATGAATATGATAATACCCCAAATTATTGCCGCAGAAGAAGATGATATAGAATCAATCAAAAGGTATATGTCTATCCCTAGAGTATGTCCAATTTGTGGAGAACCAACAGAGATAAAAAAAGATAATGATAGCGAAATTTTATATTGTAGTAATCCATTATGTTCTGGAAAAACAATTAATAGATTAGACCATTTCTGTGGGAAAAAGGGGTTAGACATAAAAGGTTTATCTAAAAAAACATTAGAAAAATTAATGGATTGGGGTTGGATTAACAATTATCAAGATATATTTGAATTAAAAAGTCATAGAAATGAATGGATACAAAAACAAGGATTTGGAGAATTGAGCGTTGATAATATATTAAATGCAATAGAAAACAGTAAAAATATAACCCTTGATAAGATAATTGCGGCAGCCGGTATCCCGGAGATAGGATCTAGAGTTGCGAAAGATTTAGCCCAGCATTACGATTCTTGGACCGCTTTCCGCGCAGAAACAGATTTCTTTCAATATGAGGGCATAGGAGAGATAATGGAAAATAATTTACTTACTTTTGATTATGATGATTTAAAATTAGACTATACAGTTAATAATTATCTACAAATTCAAAATAATAATAATCAGCCTTCTTCTCAGAATACTTCTCTTGAAGGAAAAGTATTTGTCATTACTGGTAAATTAAATAATTTTAAAAATCGTACAGAGCTAGTTAATGACATTGAGAGTAAGGGAGGAAAAGTTGTTTCTTCTATATCAAAAAAAGTAGATTATCTAATTTCAAATGATAAAAGTTCAACAAGTAGTAAAAGTGTTGCCGCAAAGAAGGCGGGGATACAAATTATAACGGAGGAGGAATATAATTCACTATATTGAAAATATTAAAAATTTTTAGTATAATATAATTATAGAAAAGATATGAATAATAAAATTAAAGAAGTAGCTACTCAAATAGTTTTATTAGAAAAGGAATGTCAGCAAGGAAATCTTAATAAAATGCCGGAGTTAGAACATCTAATCTCCAACCTAAGTTTAGAAGAAATGCTTGCGATCGACGAATATATATACCAACAGAATTTATTGACATAATAAAAATTTTATGGTATAATATTAGTATAAAATAAATTATAAAGGAGATAGAAAAATTATGTTAAAAGAAAATTCAAGAAAAGTTTTTGATTATGTAAAAGCTAACGATGGGAAAAATATGACTGCAGCTGATATAGCAGAAGCTACAGGATTAGAAGTAAGAAGTGTAAACGGAATCGTTACATCTGCTTTCCAAAAGAAAGGCTTAATGGAAAGAACTCCAGCTGAAATAGAATTAGAAGATGGAACTCATAAAGCTATAAAATTAATTTCTCTTACAGAAGCAGGAAGATCTTTTGATCCAGATGCAGAAGAAGAATCTAAATAATCAACCAGAATAGGTTAGTTATATAAAAAGTAAAAGGAATATAGATTAATCTATATTCCTTTTATCATATAAGAAAGGAATATTGTTTTATGTTTTTATTCATAATAATATTAATTATAATAACTATAATAAGTTGTTTATTAGGATTTACTAATATATACAAAAAATATAAATATAATAAAGACATTGAAGAAAAAAATAATTTATTACAAAAAGTTTACGACAGTTATATTCATGATATAGAAGATATTCAATCTCAAATAAATATCAAATCACAAGAGCTCCAACGATTAAAAGAGATAGAACAAAATCAAGAGAGCATAGCTAATCAATCTTTTTCTAATTATTGCAATATATTAGACAATCAATATAAAGAAAAAGAAGAAGAATATCAACAATTATCTATGCAATTAGAGAACTCTTATAATAAGAAGTATGCTAAACTATATGAAGAACGCGATATTATATCACAAGACTTAGATAAAATACGCAAAACCCGTGCTGCCGCAATAGAAGCCCAAAGAAAAGAAAAAGAAATTACAGAAAATTCTATGTTTTATTCTGTTACTATTGAAGCAAAAGATAGAAATGATATACAAACATTAGAGCGTGTAAAGAGTGACTTAAATAATCCTAGAGTTTTATCTATGTTAATTTGGCAAACTTTTTTTAGAGATAAGATTACTCAACTATGCAATAATATTTTAGGAACAAAAACAATTTGTGGAATTTATAAAATTACTAATCAAATTACTCAAGAATGTTATATTGGACAGGCTGTAGATGTGCGGCCGCCGCTGGAAGGATCATGCTAAATGCGGTCTAGACATCGACCGTCCGCAAGGTAATAAATTATATCAAGCTATGCTAGAAGATGGGCTTTGGAATTTTACTTTTGAATTACTCGAGGATTGTCCTAAAGAACAACTTAACGAGAAAGAAAAATTTTATATCAGTTTATATCAATCTAATTTATATGGTTATAATTCTACTATTGGAAATAAATAATTGATTTTTTATAAAATAAATAATATAATTATATATATAAATAGAAAATAATAAGGAGAAAAAATATGAGTAATAATAAAGAAAAATTTATTGAAGATGTAGAAAAATTTATTGAACAATTAAGTGATGAAGGAAGAGAATATTTTGAGAATATTTTAAAAAAGAATAAAAAAGAAAGCGCTGGAGGTATAACTAAGAAAGGACAAGTCCTATTAAATTATATGACAGAGAATTGTGAGGAAAATAATAATATTTTTACTGCAAAAGATATTGCCGCAGATTTAAATACAACAGGTCGTTCTGTTTCTAGCGTATTAAGAAAATTAGTAGCTGACGGATATTTAACAAAAAGAGGAAGTAACCCAATATGCTATAGCTTGACGCATAATTAGAAACAATATTTGATTAATGAGAAAATTTTTGATATAATATTATTATAAAGAAAAGTAAATAAAAAAAGAATTAAGTAAAGGAGAGAAAAGAAGAATGAGAAAAACAATTAACAAAGAACACATTGAAGGAATTTTATTTCAACATGATTTACAATTAAAAACAGTTCAAAATAGTACATCTGCAAATTATGGTAAAGAATTTATTGCAGGAAATGTTGAAGTAGCTGTTGATGAAGATTGTCTAAATGTAATTCCAGTTCATTTTACATATGTTACTGAAGTTACAAATTCAGGCAAAAAAAGTCCTACATTTACTGCATTAAAGAGGATAATTGACGAGGATAAGTCAATCGTATCTGTTGGAAAAGATGAAGCTTTTAAGATAAGAATTGATACCGCTTTAGCTTTAAATGATTTCTATTCAAATGATGACCAATTAGTTTCAGTAAAAACTAATGAAGGAGGTTTCATTTCAATAGTTAACAGTCTATGCGAAGAAAAAGAAAGAAATACTTGGACAGCAGATATGGTTATCACGGGATATACAACTATTGAAGCAGATCCTGAAAGAAATATAGATGAAGATTATATGCAAATTAAAGGAGCTATATTTAATTTTAGAAATGAATTGCTTCCAGTAGAGTTTGCATTAAGAATAAAAGATGGCTTTAAATTCTTCGAAGAAATGGATCCAACTTCTGCACAACCTGTATTCACAAAAGTATGGGGTAGAATTAATTGTTTAACAAAAACAACAACAGTAGAAGAAAAGACAGCATTTGGAGAAGCAGCAATTAGAACTTATGAAAGAAAAGTTAAAGAATGGGAGATAACAGGAACTCCAGAAGTCGTTTCTTATGATTTTGGAGGAGAAGACTTAACTAGCGAAGAATTAGTTAAAGCTATGCAAGATAGAGAATTAAAATTAGCTGATATAAAGAAGAGAAGCGATGAATATAAAGCTCAAAAAGCATCAGCAACACCTGCGGCAACAGTAGGTCCAAAACCAGTACAAACAGGAACATTTAATTTTTAAGATTAGAGGAGGATTTAAAGAATGGGAAATATAGATTTATTAAGTTTAACTCCTCATCAAGTTAGTAGAGATTTGCGCGGGTATAGTGTATTCTTTTACGGAGATTAACTTTTTTGGGTCTCCCTATATAGCAATATATAGTAAATAATCCTTAGAAAAACTAGAACTCTATTTAAAAATAGACAACTAGAGCGGAAGTTATAATTTAAAAGTTATAACACGCGCAACGCATAGATATTGAAACTAATTATTTTAGAAAGGAATTTGTTCAAAAATGAACAATCAAGAAATTATAAAATTATATCAGTCAGGTGAATCATTAGCCGCTTGTGCTAGAGCTTGTGATTCTACTGCTTACAAAATAAAGAAAATATTGATAGAAAATAATATAAAAATACGTTCTAGACATGATCAAGCTGTATTAGAAAATATGAAAAGAGGAAAATTAATTAATCATCATTATTTTGATATTTTAAATAATGAAAATTCATATTATTTAGGCTTCATTGCCGCTAATGGAACGGTTAGAAAACAACGTAACGCTATTAAAATAGGCTTATCATCAGTTGATAAAGATTTTCTAGAAGAAATGCGTCAAAAATTACAATCAGAAAGAAAAATTAAAGATTATCAAACTACTAATGGTTTTCCTATTAGTGAACTTACTTTTTCTTCTTTACAAATTAAAGAAGTATTAAGTAAATATTCAATCGTTCCTAATAAAACTTATATAGGAATTACTATGAAAAATATTCCATATGAATATAAATTAGCTTTTATCAAAGGTTTCTTTGATGGAGATGGACGTTTTTCTTATAATAAAAATATAAGACAAGGAAGAGTTTCTTTTACTTCTCATAAAAAAGAAATATTAGAAGAAATTCAAGACTTCTTTAATCTTAATGGTTATATTTGTCAAGATAAACGCACCTTAACATATTCATTAGAATATTCGACTATGCCTTCTATACAAATATTAGAACAATTTTATAATTTAAACACCCCCTGTTTAAAAAGAAAATTTAATAAATTCCAAGAATTTATTAAGTTAAGAAATAATTAGAATATAAATTATATCCACGAGCTAAGGACTCCATATATTATGGATGAAAAAATATGCTGAACTGGATTGGAAATGACCAATCGTTAAAATGAGAGAAATCTCCAGAATTATAAGATAAAAAGCTTATAAGATAACATTTAG